CAGAAAATCAAGAATTCATGGTGGTCCGAAAGGACCACACCTTGAGGCCCTCACTGAAAGAAGGAAACTTCTTTCTACCAGGGCTTAATTTCACCCTGGTACCGTTTGAGTGTCACACCTAAAAAGGTGACACCCATCTCGACTTGGTGTCAACGCGTCGAGGGCGTCCGGAGCGATCCAGATGTCCTACATCGACAACTTGGCAGTTTGTCGGGTCCCAGATGAGTTCCTCAGTTTCGGGGGACTCAGCTGATCTAGTAAGAATCTTGTGAAGGGCGCCGATACCATCCAAAGAATTCTTTGGAATGGTACTCTTGACGACCAAAGCCTTAACCAATGGGCTTTGGAGGTCAGGATCGGTTCTCTCGGCTTGATAACCGAGAAAACTTTGACGTCCTAGCGCTTGAGATGTGGATTCGACGATAGGAAGAGGTAACTTAAGCCTCTTAATAACGTTATCCACGTGTCTCACTGTGTTCCAGAGACCAGCATGGTAACACTGGTTTCGAAAAGAATACAGCGAGATAATCTCAGGACCGTTCCTGCGGTGGGTGGGTATACTGCTCCGGAGACGGACAACGGATACGTCCTCTCCTTCATAGTAGTCACCACCACAAGACTCTCTGAACTTACCAGTCCAGAAAGACTTGTCTTCACTCACTACGAGCCCAAAAGTTCGTAGTAGCGAAGTCACTGCTGGCACAAATTCGACGGGGAAGATTAAATCATCCCCGAAGATGCGTACCCGTCCAATAAACTCGTTTACGAGTTTCTTGGACAACGGGCGATTGAGCGTTTTTCCGATCCCCATAAAGACGATCGTCGCGAAGACGATTGACTCCAAGGGAAACGTTAGCGCTGAACCCATAGACGCGAACTTACTGAGTCGGATTATGGTTTTTCTTTCCGGCCCAATAGGTACTTCAGCCTTCCGTGATCTGCAAGCTTCTACGGCTTCCCGAAGGGAACCGTAGTGGGCGAGTAGCGCACGTACATGCTGATTGGAAACACGATCGGATGCTTCACTCAAATCGAGCGTAGCAAGAGATCCATCGCTGGATCCTTGACGGGCTAGGTCCATGTTATGGACCCTATCCTGCCATCCGAAAATCTGCCGCGAGTGGTTATAGCTCTCGACAGAAATCGTGATAGATCGCGCGATTGCCTTCTGCATGAACATCATGACAGTTGGCTCTTTTGCGATTACACGAGGTGTTTTCAGCGTTTTAGGTACAAGAATTACCTTAGCCGGTAATTCTTCACCAGGTTCACTGATGTTAATGCGGTCAAGCAGTTCATGGTGCCGGACATTCGGGATAAGCATCTCTTCAATCGAAAAGATGCTGTCCAAACGCTCGGTCCATGATCGCTGGTTCCACTTTTGGTTTCCCATCAGGGAATCAGCGGTGCTACCTGGCCCGTGGGAGGGGATTACTTCCCCTTTGTAGACTTGGTAGTCTACATCTGAGAGGATCTCAGCCCATAGCTGAGTGCTAGCAGTAGTAAACTCCAATAGGAGATCATTACTAATAGCACGATCAGCAGCTTTAACATCAGCTTCACATTTGACATAGTCAGATATCGCTTTCTTGTTCCGTTGTTCAGAACAGGGAAGTTCAATCTTTGCCCACATCAGAGTAATCTGACGTATGGCTCGGATTGATTCGATGTCCGGCTCGTCAAACAATCGACCCGAACTCTTGTCGAAGACACGGCAAAGGAAACCCGAGAACAAACTCGGGAGACCCCCAGATCGCCGGAAACCGGTGAACTGGTCGGAGCCGACAAAACCTTGGTCAAGACTTTTTTGGAAGTCTTTTCCAAAGTTTGCCAGGGTTATCGTGAGAAACGATAACCCCTCGTCTTCAACGCGACGGCTGATCGTTTTGAGATCAGCCGTGGTACTTGTGCAACACCAGGTGCTCAGATCTTTGAGCACCGCCTGCAGGATCAGCATAAGGCTTTTCATAACTCCCCAGCTTTCTTAGTTGGGTGGGTTAATCCATAGTCTTATGCAAGCCGACCCAATGTTGGGAGATCCCCCCTTGAGGGGGGGACCTCCACAACATTTGGGACTCCCAAAGGGAGATGTCAGCCCTCGCCACCAAGAATCTTGGTGATGAGCAGTCCGGAAGTGGCCTGAAGCTGAGCAAGAAATCCGTCGACGACGTACTTCTGCTCAACAACCGTGTACCCAACGTTGGGCGCATCGACAGTAAGATAACAAGACATACTGTACGGCGCGTTCATTGTCG